ACAGCGCAGCTAAACAACGTATACATTGCTTTGCAGGATTCACCCACTGGCACTGCGCTTACAAACACTACTTATTGGGCATTGATTGTAGACGCTGTTTCGGCAGCAACATCCGCCACGGCAGCGGCATCAAGCGCCTCGGCTGCGTCAACTTCAGAGACAAATGCGTCCAACTCTGAGTCTGCTGCGGCTACAAGCGCATCAGCATCCGCAACCAGCGCAACGGCATCAGCCGCTTCAGCCACGGCAGCAGCCCAGGCAGAGGCTAACACACTGGCTGCATATGATAACTTTGACGATAGGTATCTTGGGGCAAAGTCGTCAGACCCCACGCAGGACAATGATGGCGATGCCTTAGTTGCCGGAAGTTTGTATTTTAACACCACTGATGGCGCTATGAAGGTGTACACGGGCAGTGCCTGGGTAGTCGCTTACATCTCTGGTGGTTCAGTGTTGAGTTTGTCTGGTGGCACCATGACGGGCAACATTGCATATAGCGATGATGTAGCGGCTGTGTTTGGTGACGACAGTGACCTAACTATCGTGCATGACAGCGGTAGCAACAACAACATATTCAAGGCTGATGGTTACGCTTTCCGCAGCAAGGCCAACAGTAATCTAACAATGGAAATGTCACCAGGCGCAACGAAGTCAGTTACGTTGTACCACCAAGGCAGTGAAAAGCTGGCTGTACGCGCAGGCGGTATTTTGGTTACTGGTGCGGTATCAGCAACATCAGTAACGGGCGATGGTTCTGGATTGACGAACTTACCGGCAACAGGCGATGGCGGCATCGCAATGGCAATAGCGTTAGGATAGGGCAATGGCAAACGCATTTTTATCAGAGACAGATACAGCGGTAGGTACAGGTGCCGCAACGATTTACACCTGTCCTAGTAGCACTGAGACGACAATTATTGGTTTGAGTATTGCCAACATCGTTACAACTCAAATTACTGTAGACGTAAAGCTGAATGGCGCAGGACGTACTAGCGGTGCAGTTGACAATGTTCATCTTGTTAAGGCAGCACCAATTCCAGTCGGCAGTTCTTTGGTTGTAGTTGGTGGAGACCAGAAAGTTGTTATGGAACCAGGTGACACAATCACTGTGGAATCAGACACTGCATCATCTGCTGACGTAGTTCTAAGTCATCTTGATATTACATAAGGATTAACCAATGCCGTATCTTGGACAAAAGGTTCCTGTTAATTATCAAGCTACTAAGGCTGTGCAACGCTTTAATGGTGACGGTTCCGATACTACATTCACGCTGACTACCACAGTATCTTCTGTGCAAGACGTACTGGTATCAGTTGATGGCGTTGTGCAGGACACAGCAGCCTATACTATTCCTGATGGAACTACCCTGACATTTACTGCGGCCCCTTCTAGTGGCACAGGCAATATCTTTGTAAACTACCTTGCCCCACAAGCTGGTACAATCACACCACCCGCTGAGAACAAGGGTAACTTCAAGGCTGGTGGCTTGTTCCGTACCAACGCACAATCCCTCACAGCAAATACAACCATTTTAGCTACAGAGAACGCCAACGTAACTGGTCCGTTTACTGTGGCTTCTGGTGTTACATTAACCGTTGAAAGCGGTGGGACATTGGTGACGCTATGAGTACGTTAAAGGCAGATACCATCCAGAGTACAGGCGGCGGTGCGGTCACGCTGACTAAGCAGAGTGCGGCGAAGGCGTGGGTTAGTTTTGACGGAACCGCAGCAAGTGCGGCAGCAAGGGCATCATTCGGAATTTCTTCAATGGATGACAATGGAACTGGCGATTATGATGTAAATCTGTCCAGCGCAATGTCCGATGCTAATTATGCAGTAGTAGTAGGACAGGGCAGATACAACGAAGGAAGTTATGGTGGGCAATATGAAATTAGTGTTGCAACTGTAGCAACAACATCTTTGCAAGTTTTTAGTAACACAACAAGTGCGACTAGGCAGGATTACAGTTACAACGCAATATCTTTTCTAGGAGACCTAGCATGAGTGAGATACTAGTAAACAAACTCACTGGCACAAGCACCGCCAAGGACATCACCGTGACTGTTGGTGCTAGTGTTACTATGTCTCTGGAACAGGGCTTGGCGAAGGTTTGGCTAAACTACGCTGGTTCTGGCACAACTTTTAATGATTCAAATGGCGTAAGTTCAGCGACTGATAATGGTGTGGGTGATTATACTTATTCTTTCACATCTAATATGTCAAACGCTAACTACGCAATTTGTGCAACAGCGGCAAATACATCCGCTGGGGGTGCTGTTGTTAGTGCCTGCCCTGCGAATGACGAACAAACAACTTCTGCATTTAATGTAGAACACGGGTACACCTCTGCGTCACCATCAATTTTGAATTTTGATAGCGTGAGTTATGTTTCAATATTCGGAGACCTTGCATAATGGCACTAGGAAAAATAAAAGCAGATACCCTAGAACACAGCACCGCTGGGTCACTTGATACAAAGTTTGTGGTGAATGGTAGTGCGAAGGCTTGGGATAACAATAACACAGGTTCTGGTGGAAGCCTGACATCGACTGACAGTTTAAACATAAGTTCAAGAACAGATGTGGCTACTGGAAGATTTGCTTTGACAGTAGCGAGTGCTTGGGCAAATTCGTGGGGGGCAGGTAGTAATGAATATAATATACTTGCAGGAACATCTACGAACACTCGTGTTGTAGCGGCAGATGCCGATAACACAGGAACAACCACTTTAAACGGCGTAAAAATGTTTATAGCAAGCACTGGTTCTTTGAACGATGGTTCAAGGTCAATGGTAATTATGTTTGGAGACCTCGCATGACAGCAACACCAGAGTTCCAAGGCACACACCTGTTTGACCGCCTATGCTGGGCAAAGGAAAACCTAGACGGTGTACAGTCAGACTATCGTGTAGTCTATGAGGACAGCGTTGATGAGTGCGCTAAGATACTTGTGCCTGACCCGAACTGGATGGCGTGTGCATTGCAGGGTGGTATTCTGCCACCTGTATGGGTATATCACGAACTGGCAAAGGATGAGGCACAGCCTGACTTCAAGAAACATACTCGTGGCTACCTGTTGCATGAGACAGAACCAATGCCAGCAATGACTGAAGAAGAAGCGATTGAATACCTGATTATGAAAGATTGTCCACAGTCTGTATGGCAGACTTGGGATGAGGGCAACCGCCCAAAGATGGTAATTTGCCGCAAGGAACAGTTACCACAAACTCGCGAATGGAGAAACGCTTGGCGTATCTCTGATGACCTAACAGTAGCCGCATAGGAGAAACCAATGGCAGTTACAACTTACATCGTAGACAAGGACGGTAATCAGATTGACGCTTCAACTGCTACCGTTCCAAACAGCAGAGACTTCAGAGGTGCTTGGACACTTAGCGGTTCAGTTATCTCAGAGGATTTAACTAAGGCAAAAGAAATCTTCCAGGATAAGGTTCGTGAGGTTCGCGCACCACTGCTTGATGCAGAGGATGTTGTGTATATGAAGGCATTAGAAGCTGACGATGCAACTGCTAAAGCAGCATCAGTAGCCAAGAAAGCTGCGCTGCGCGATGCACCGGCAGACTCTGCAATTACATCAGCCTCTAACATTAACGACCTAAAAGCAGCTTGGGATACAGACGTACTTGGCGATAGCCCTTACGCATAAGCGTAGGGGTCATCCCTGTTTGGAGATATGTAGATGGCTTTGACTAAAATTACAGGTGCAGGTGCTGCTGGCATAGACATAGACAGTAATAACATTGTCGATATGCCTAGCACGGTTATGTATGATTCGTTTCGGCTTACATCAAACGTCACAAGTAATTCAGTTATTACAGCGTGGGCAAGGCCAGATGAAACAATTGTTACAAACATCGGTGATACTATGTCAGTCGCTAGTGGCGTGTTCACATTTCCTAGAACTGGTGTCTACAAAGTAACTGCATACGCTTTAATACAAAATGAAAATGGTGACACTGCAACAGCCGTTGACGTAGAAGGAACAACAGATAACAGTAGTTACGATACTATCGCTTTTCTTCAAGCGGCATCTGACGATAGCAGTGCGTATATACGGTCAGCGACATCAGGAGAAGCTGTAGTAAATATTAGTGATGTTTCAAATTGTAAGGTTAGACTTTCTGCCACTTCTATTGCCAGTTCTTCACTAATAAACGGAGATTCTGGTAGAAATGAAACATACGTTTGTTTTCAATATCTAGCCCCAGCGCAGTAATATAAGGAAGAACAATGCCATACATAGGTAAATCCCCATCAGTAGGAGTTCGCAATCGCTTTATATATCAGGCGACAGCAGGACAGACTAGCTTCTCTGGCAGTGACCAGGATGCAAAGGTACTGACCTATCAGGATAGCCTGTATATGGACGTGTACCAGAATGGTGTTTTACTCAAGCCAGGCACAGACTACACAGCCACGACAGGTACAACAATGGTACTGGTCACAGGGGCATCCCTCAATGACGTAGTTGAGATGGTTATCTATGACACCTTCTCTGTAGCAAACTCGTACACTAAGGCAGAGGCTGACACACGCTATCCTTTCAAGGGCAACAACAGCATCATCCGTTTGAATGGGCAGACCATCACGGCAGACATTACGATTGACAGCGATGAGAATGGCGTATCAGGTGGGCCTATCACACAGGACAATGCCACTGTCACTGTTAATGGATATTGGAGTATCGTATGACCAGTGTATTGAATGTAGATAGCATTGCTGATAAGGCTGGCACTGGCCCTGTTGGGTTGACTAAGCAGAGTGCGGCGAAGGCGTGGGCAAATCTTAATGGTTCAACTTTTGGTTTAAGAAAATCATTCAATACTGCATCTGCGGTAGACAATGGAACTGGAGATTATACGTTAAGTTTTACATCAACAATGGCAGATATTAACTACGCTTCAAACGGCACGACTTCTAATGATGTTTCATTATCACCTCAAACAATAGCAGTGAATAACAAATCCGCTGGTGGTTATGCAAATGTTGCACCTACTACCAGTCAGTTTAGATTGAGTATTGTTAGAGCGTCAGATGGTGCGCTTGCTGATGGGTTATATGTAAGCACAGCTAATCACGGAGACCTTGCATAATGGCTAGTATTCTTAAAGTAGACGAACTGCAAGGTATCACAGCGGCTGGTGACATTACTGTTACATCTGAAGGTGGGTCAGCAACGCAATCACTTCAGCAGGGTTTGGCGAAGTCTTGGGTCAACTTAAACGGTACTGGCACCATAGCAACCCGTGACTCACTGAATGTTGGAAGCATTGTAGATGACGGAACAGGGTTTT